CTTTATTACCATGATGTTTACGAACATGGTTCTCGATAGCAGTAGCTGCATGGTGACTATGATGGCCACCCATACCGCCGCCATATCCTTGGTCAGCACTATATGAGTGTTGTGCATGTTTATGCCACAAAGCAGATAAGGACATTTTGTCCATCTTTCCTTCTTCAAGTACATCAAGTTCATCAAATGCTTCTGTGTAGATTTCTTGTTGTTCTTTCATGGATTGTTTTGTAGCAGTAGCATACATCACATTCTTAGCACGTTTACCATAACGCTCTTTAAAGCCTTTCATGCCTTTTTTCATTGACATAACAATCTTTTCACGCTTCTCTTTTTCGCCAGGAGTCATGTGACGTTCTTCATCAAGGTCAGTTTCTTTTTTACCTTTGTGCATAGATTTTTCGTGCTTGTGTACTTCTTTGTCAGCAATCTTTCTTGCTTCTGGAGGTGTCACATATTTTTCATTTGTCATTGAGTGCTTAGACAAATGGGTTTCTTTCTCTTCTTCTCTCTTTAGAGCAGAAGGCTTAACCATTTTCTTGACCAATGCTTTATCTTCTTTTTCATCAGGATGAGCTTCTTCCTTCATGTCATCTTTTTTATACTTTTTAGTATAAAGCATTCCAGTAGAAGTTTTCTTTGAATCATGGCCAGTCAGTTCACCTGGTTTCTTAGGTAGTTGGCTTGGTTTACCTTTCCAATTGAAAGGACTATCTTTTTTCTTTTCATCTTCTTCTTCAACAGGACGAACAACAGCAGAGTGTCCTTTTGCTGCAGCTTTATTATCGTGTTTCTTTAAAACTTGGCCACCAATTTTTTCTGGTGGTTCCATGCCTTCAGAATGTGGCTTAGAAGTAACAGGATACTTTTTACCTTGAAATTCAAAGTGTGATTGTCCTGCTTTTCTAGCTGCATGTGCTGCTTTGTGGAAACCAGTTTCATCTAGTTCTGGTTCTAGAAGCATCTTCTTTTTTTCATCTGCTTCCATGATTGCTTTTGTTGCATCAATTAAAGCTTGTGATACTAAAGGTTTGGTAAACATCATTTTTCTCCTGTCTTTTTCTTTTTCTTAATAGTTATTCCCGATTGCCCATACTTATCCGCCGGAGTCTCTAAAGGTTCTTTGTTACTTGCACCACCAAGAGTTCCACTCACACCAGATTGTCCCGTTAGTCCAAAATCAAAAATTGATTCTTTAAACTTCTTCAAACTCTTTTTCTTTTCAGCCAATGGATTTGGACTTACCATCCTAGGTTTGCCTGCAAAGTCTGCAACATCGTCATTATTAAATTCTGTTGCTTCTCTATACGTTTGGTCTCCAAGACCAGCACCAGCTGCACCAGTGGTTGCTCTAGAGTCAAATGTAGAACCTACACCATCGGCCGTACCTATTCTAGCTGCACTTAAAGACCTATTGCCACGTTTTAACAATTTTGTCTTATTTGCATCCATGTTAAAACGTTTTTCTACAGGTTCTGGATTCTTTGTCAAAACAGGACCAGATTCCGTATATGTATGTCCGCCGCCAATTCTAGTTGCATAATTACTGTTTTGTTTAATGTCACCATCACGGACATCATCTCTTTTACCTAACTTGGCTGCAAATTGCATAACAGGACTGTTATTATCTTTAAGTACCTTGTAACCTTTATCTCTTAGATTGCTCTTCTGTACATCTTTAGCACCCTCGTAGAGGTTCAAGAATCTATTTGATTGATTGTATACAGACTCACCTAAAAAGTCTGATGTGCTTCTGTACAAATCGGTAATCTCTTCTTCTTTTAGGTCCAAACAAACTATCACTATTGTCAAAACACATAAATGTACCAAACATTTCAGTAAACACATTGACATTCTTGTGTGCTTTTTCCCACTTTGATTGCCTGACAGATTCGGCCATCATTCTAGCTAAATGGGAATTGCGTTCTTGGCTAACACGATTAGTTGTATCAACAAAAATCATCATGGTTTGATAACCAAGCTCTTCCAATTCTTCTTTGATATGGTCAATTCTTTCCAAATCATCAGCAGGACCATTGATGATTAATGGACCACGTGTTCTTACAGCTTCAAATCTTGGATTCATGGATCTCATGGCCAACTTATGTTTGTCATTGAGGATGTCCATAACTTGTGTAAAATTCAGTTCTACTGCTCTCGATTCTGCAATAGCTTCACGGAGAACAACATCTTTACCAGAACCAGGACCACCAGTAACAAAGATAGCCTTATGGTGACCATGAGTGTAACTCTCATGTAAACCCATACCTTTACGGACATCTTTCATCAATTCTCTTGCATGTTCATCTTTGACATGATGTGGAACACCTTGTCTGAATGAAGAGAAATCATTGTTCTTAGCATGTTCACGCATCTTAGTGCCAGACATACCTTCTGCACCTTCAGCGTCAGGATCACGATGACCAGCTGAATGAACTGTAATCTTTTTAAAATTATAATAACCGTGGCCTGCTTTTACACCATTATACTTGTGCAATAAAGCGTGCATTTCTTTCACACGGTCTGAACCAGCAATAACATGCAAGTGAGTAACACCTTGAGCATGTAACTTGGCTGCATGGTGCATGATTGTTGGATGCTCTTTTGATGATGTTTCAAAATGAGTACCTGGTGAATATCTTTTTAGGTGCTTAACCTTCTGTTCACCAGACAATGGATTCTTTTTGGCATCTTGTGAATGTGATACAACAACAGTATGTGGTGCTTTGTGTTTAGCTGCTACTTCACGAACTTTGTCAATCAACTTTAAATGACCGGTCGTAGGAGGATTCATGCGACCAAAAGCCATAACCGCATGTTTCTCTTTTCCTGCTTCTTCTTCAATAATTTCTAGGAATGACTTCATTTTCTGACTTTAAGTAAATTAGCTCTTGCAAATTCTGCACGATTGACCAATTTGGTTGGTTCTCCTGCATGATTCACAACAAAACCTTCTGGACCAGTTTTCTTGCCATCGATGTGATGTTCTAGTCCACCCTCATGATGTTGTAGCACATCCACCAATTTATTTTTAGCCTTTTGCAATTCACTATGCATCTTCAACAAGTTATCATAATGTTTTTTATTCTTTTCAATGTGATTTATATGAGGATCAGCTTCTTTTTCTCTCTTAACGATACCAGCTGGTGTCTTTAACTTGGCTGCAGCCTTCTTATACTTATCCTTGATATGTTTCTTCAATCCTTCAGTATTAGGTTCTTCGCCTGTACGAACTGTATGGTTGATATATGTAGATAGATGACCTGTTTCACCCATATGACTGGTTGCGATATGGTTGTACATATCAGGATGTGCATTATGAATCTTTTCCGCAGCATTCATGTGCTTCAAAAATTCATTTTGGTCTTTATCGGAATAATGCACCTGTCTTGTATCATGGTTTGGTGACTTTTGCCAAACATCAGGATGTTGTTTAAAATTATGTAAGTCTGGATGTGGGTCAGCCTTCATGGAAGTAATATCTTTTCCATGATACTGAGTATGTGTCACAATACCAATCTTAGACCTTTTAATTTTATCAGCTTCATCGCCTTTGGCTGTGTAAGTGATAGTATTAGGTGTAAATGATACTTTGCCACCTCTTTTAGGTTCCAAGTCTTCACCGGAGTGCATGATATCACCTTGATACACACCAGTCTTAGGTACAATTTTCTTTAAGTGATTGAGACCTGCATGGAGTTTATCCATAAGACCAGGAGCATGTCCGTGATTCTTTAGAATATCTGCGTGAGTGTAATTGAGTTTAGGTGTCTTGTTAAATGCGGATTTTGATGCCACAAAGAACTTACCATTCTCTGGATTGTGGCCAAAGACCACGGAAGGAGAACCGTCATATTTCATTGTCAAAGCAGAACTATTACCACCAGATTTAATGTGGTTATGTGCCTGCATCAATGCACCTTTAGCGTGTTCGAATCCTTTAGCACCATGAAACAATGGCCTATCCTCTGCATGGTGGATGTGCTTAAGCTTCGAACCCTCTTCGGATTCTGCTTCTTCTTTCAAAAAGGTGATAAAACTTTTCATAGTTCCTTGGACTTGCAATACACTTTGATTGCCATAAAGTTATTTATAATACTTTTTACTTTGTATGTCCAAACGCTACAAAGATTGAGGAGAATACATAGTCAATAATTCTCGATGGTGCCGTTACCGGCCAACCATCCAGACACATGAATCTTGTCAAATTCCACCAAATGCTCTTTTGGAATGTTGACAAAGGTGGCATGCTCAAAGTCCATATATTGATACAATAGTTCACCTTTTGCACAAACCTGCATATAATTCTCTATTAAAGACGGACAAAAAGAAAACATCCTGGTAATTAATAGGTGTGTAGCACTATGAATTGGTTGAGGCATCCATGTTGGAATACGCTTCTTGAAGACATATTTGCCAAACAAACCATCGTAAGCACTTAGGTCAAAGCCATCTTCCAATAATGACCGACCAGATATCTTAAAGATTCGTTTAACATCTGCCATAAATGGTTGTTGTTTAAGAACACTTAAAGCATTAAATGACAAAGCGCCTTCTGCCCAAGACTTCATATCTTTGGATGAGTAATCATGTACTTGAGGCACTTGATTCATATCCATAAAGTAATTGGACTTAGATAAGAGAATCTCCTTCTCTTCTCTGGTCAAGTGATAGACGGATGCATCAGCTAATACAATAATTGCATCAGGAACCTTTTGCCTAATGGAATCCAATGTGGCCACGGTTTGTTCAAACCTTTGGACATGGTTATAAAACCTGGTATTTAAAGCTTTAATAGCGGAGGTTACAAAGAACAGGTTTTTATTTGGTAACATAATTTTTTCTTATTAATCCAACGTAGTCGCTACAGACAGCATAGCAATTATACTGCTCTTCTAAGAAATTGTCAAGCGTTTCAGGCATAACGGTAACACTACGGTCTGTTAGTTCTTTGCCAGGATAAGTCCAGATATAATGTCTACTGGTCATTGTAAAGTCATCATTTTGATGCCAGAAGTAATGTAGGTCTGTTGTGGATAGCCAATGAAGTGCATCTAGATTCTTTGCATGGATCCATAGACCATGAAGCCTCAGGAAATCAGGCTTAATGAAGTATTGAGGCTCATCATGTCCTAGGAATAATTCACCGTCTACTCTCCAAAGGTCAACTTCAGAATCAAAGTTCAATTTGAAAGCGGTAATGATTTGGTCTGGATGATTCTCAAGTTCTTTGTCTGGTCCATCCATTAGACCTCTGTGTGCAATAAATTTCATAGATATAATCCTAATGTGTCGCTGTTGCGTTCAATGTTAATAGCTTCTGCTCTTGGATATGGATTAGCAATATCAAAGTCATTAATCAATAGACGCCTTGAATTATTTAATCCAGATAATAACGTATAATTGACGAAACCTAACTTTTGTAATACTTTGTTTGTAACTTCATCGGTATATTTTTCCCTTGAAGTGGTAAAGATAAACATAGAACCATTCTTTTGTAGTTCCAATAACTTAGCAACATTGTTTGTCAATACTGTTGGTTCTTTATCATATGAATTATCACCAACACGGCTTTGTGCTTTGATGATAGTGCCATCGATGTCACAGAAGATTACTGGCTTATCATTATACTCAAACCATTCTTTTGAGGTGCCAACGTCAACATAGTTGGTTGAAATATTTTCAGAAAAGATATGGCCGTTCTGTAACATCACAGAGATGACATCGGATACAAAGACTTCTCTTTCTTGTGATATGGATTCAAAGGCTTGTTTGTAATCTTTTACAGAATCAAACTTGTAACCACCAACACAAAACTTATTGGAGACAACACGTTTCTCTATGATACTGGTAACGATGCCTTGTTCATTTGATACAACAAAACTTTTGGCCTTGAGTCTATTAAGAACTTCATGGCTTGCTATGTCTGAAGTGCAAATGTAATTACCATCTGAGTATTTGTGTGAAAAGAAGCTGTCACAATCTTTGACCATAAATGACCCATCGGTGATGTTGGCCAATTGTAGAATCTGGTAGACTGTTTCCGCAGGACCTTTGGTCACTTTTGGAATGATAACGACATTTACTTTATCACCCATTTCATGTCGAATGAAACTAGTAGCATTATACTTTTCATCGTGTTCTTTCAGGACACCAATCGTAATATGAAGTCCTTTTTCCAGATAAGGTGCAACGGCCTTCTCCAACATCAACTTGTGTTCAAAATCATATAGCAGGTACTTTGGTTTCATGTTAGGGAAACGGCTAGAAAGACCGGCTGCAGGTACAATTATTTCCATAATC